ATTCTGCAAACGTTCGCAATACTGATTGAAACGATATTCCTGTATCAGCGCAGTGCCCACGCGGCCGTCATTCATGGGACGATCAGAATCATTTGGTCCCGTGGGCAGATAGGAACTGGGCACTCGCAGACCACGGCACATTTTGTTGTTAAAGTACTTGAGATCATCAATTTCACCCAAGTTTTCGCCACCTTGCAAGGTGTCCACGGAAGATCCACGACCTTCTGCAGTCTGTGGAAAAAAGTAATCTTCATTGATACTGAGTGGATTATAGGTGGCATCCATGATGTTTTCACGTCCACCCGTGGTTGAGGGTATGCGGCGTTGATGTATTTCGTTTTTAACACGTTCCACAAACTGCATGGCCAAGTGTGAAGGCATGTTGCCCACGTCAATCTTAAAGACTCTGCGTTCAGGCGCCCGTGATATGCGATAGATCAAAATAGCGTCTTCCAACAGTTCTTTTTGCTTGTATACCTTGAATATCATTTCCAAGATAGACTGCCCAAAGGGCCAATAATAATCCAGTCCTTCAGAAAGGCTGAGATGTATCACGTGTTTGGCATCAATGCAGGTTTCGTTCACACTGCGTTGGAATCTACTTTGACCCGACGAGTTGGGAGCATTGGGCGCCGTGTAGTTGTAAGGAGCAGTGTAACCACCCGACGGAGGCTGTGTGTTGTAGTCATTGGTGGTCTTGGCAGCTATGGCCAGACTTTGAAAATTGGGGTTGATGTCGCGTATTACATACTGTTCGGGACGCTTGCCTTCACTTTCGTTAACGATCACGCGAGCCACCTTGGTCATATCTACCCAGTACATTTCAAATGTTTCGGGGTCGCGCACAAACACTTGATCGCCATATTTCAACACGTTGCGGAACATTTTGAACATGCGATTGTCCAACTTGTTGAGCTTGACCCACTGCTGTAGTTGTTTTTTGATTATTGAGATTTCGTGATCTGTGGGTTTGTCTATGAAATCTACTTCAAATGGCGTACCATTGGCTTCACAAGGCTGCGTGCTGAATTCACTGAGTATGTCTAGGCAGGCATTGATTTCGGAATCACCATCCATGTTTTCGTACTGGTTGTAGCGTTCCATGCGATTGGGATGGCCGGTGTATACTTCGGGCAATCGGCTGGCATAGTTGCGGAAAGCAAATTGGGTTTGTGCTTGGCCATCGGTACCATAACCACGGCCATAGTTGGGACCACGCGCAATGTTGCCCGAAATAGGACTCATTTGGCCGGCAATACTGGCCACTTTGAAATATTTTCTCCAGGATTTTTTGTTTTCTGCCATTGCGCTGTATTTACCGCTAACCAACAGTGGCTTGGTATATCTTAGTTTGTATGTCTGCACTGTTTTGCATCAGAAAGATTATGTTGTCAAGTCGTCGCAGTTGCAGATTCATGAGATTAAGTTGATCCTCCATGCCCTTTGTTTCTACCATCAATTGGGGGGAGTCCTTTTTCAGTGGTATAATAATTTCGTTGCCGTGTGTTTCAATCGCGGTACGGTAACCGCCACTAGGTCCTGAAATTATGGCTCCTTGTGCCGCTCGAAGCAGGTTACCACCTTCGGATGTAGCTGCACTGAAATGCATAGCATCTTTGGGGGTAGTCCAGTCGCCGCCCCATCCCAGTCCTAGGCTGCGAGCCACTTTACCAATACCTTCTGGCATGTCAGTGACCAGCTGGGAGCCCATGGGGTTCTGTGCAGGATTGATGTCGAGTGCTGCACCCAGTCCGTGTATGCTGGGCACGCCGGGTTGATTGCGTTTGTCTCTTTTATTAAATCCACCCATTGCGTTGATGTTGTAACCGATATCATCAAGATAACTTACTAGTTGCTGGAATGGGCTTTGATACTCTGCAGCGACCATGGCACTTACACCACTCTCACTGGTCACTCTAGCGAGCTGGGTCTTACCACCTACCGCTGCGCCTGGCGCAGCGGGAGGTTCATCTCCGCCTAATCTACGATCTCCACGGGATCGTCCAGGTGGCGCGCCGCGTCGCGCTGGCGCATCAACCCAGTCGGGATCGCCTGGACCGCGGTTCGAAGGTGGCCTTCCGTATTTGCCCCCGGATTTCCACCATTCGCGCTCGGCACGTGCCTGGCCCTTCTCCATGTTCTTTTTAAGTTGAGGATTATCCAGCCATGGATTACCGGTTTTAGGTATGTAGCCCAGTTCGCCAGGACCGGGCGGCGGCTTAGGCTCACCTTTCCCTCCCAAGTATTTGTCGATGAGTCCGATGACCTGTGCCATTGACGTGATAACGTAATTCACTTGATTCGCCATGGTTGGAAATAGTTTTTCCATCACTATTTTATCTATTTCCTTGGCCAGGTCTCGCAAGGCTATCTGAGCTTTGACCATATTTTTCGTGTTTTCACTTTCATCTTTCCTATCTTTATCCTGGTCTTTTTTTGCTTTCATGGCATTATCTAGCAAATCGTAAGTGGTATCCTTGAACAGACGCAGGGCTACTAAAATTGGATCAAGCTTTGAACCCATCCCACCATACAACGCTTCATATTGTGTTGAACCTATTATATCTCCAAAGCCTTTTGCCCCAGCGATTAATGACTTCACAATTTCTTGTACGTTAACTTGACCTTTTCCAAGAAGTTGTTGACGCACCTGCTCACTCACTCCTTGTGTCATTAGATAAAAATTTTGAGACATTTCAGTACCCAGGCTACCAAGAGAGCTCTTATACATTTGTGACAGTTCTGGGCTTATACTGGCCAACATGTCATTTATTTTTCGTGCAGCCTCCCGATTTTCTGGGGTCATAAGATCTAGAGCGGCACCATATCTCAGCTCTCTTTGCTCTTGCTCAAGTTTTGCGGCAATACTGTCTCGACTCTTACCTGTGACTCTGGCCAGTTCATCAATCAGCAGCAAGTACTTGCGATTGGCTTCGCTAAGAGCTTTGGTGTCATTGAGACTTATTCGACTGGATATGCGGTTCAAAGCCAAAAACTTGGCTGAGAAATCTGACTGCTGTTCCAAGCTGAATCCCAGTTTGAGAAATTGCTCTTCAAACTGAGTGCCTACAGTGGTTATTCTTTCCACAGCTTTTGCACCTGCGGCCACTGATCCTGCAGCAAACGCCAGACCTTGAGAATTGCGACCTATCAACTTGGCATATGAATCCATGCTGAGTCCAAGCTTTTGACTTGACTCGAACATGCCCTGTATGCTGGTTCCGGCTAGGCCGCCAACATTTGCTAGACTTGTGAATGCACCGCTGACTCTTTGGACCTCAGCGAGGCTAAACTTGAGCAAGGTTGACATGAGCGCGGCGACCTCGGGCCCATGTTCCTTTAGCATTTTTCCTAAACCGCCAACTATCCCCCCAATTGCTGGTGTTAAAGCCTTCTTCAGCCAGTTTGCGCCGCCAATAGGCAAGGCAGAAATAGCCGTACCTATCGATTCTGTAAGTTTGCCCAGGGCGGCCGCGGCAAATCCTGCTGCTGTACCAGCTGCATCAACTGCTGGTGCTAGGCTAGTAAAATCATCACGGTTTGTTCTGACGGCAACAGCAGCCTGACCCAAATCTTTGACCATACTCCGGAAAGCCTGGCTCAGTTTTTCTCTTTCCTTGATTTCTTCCTTAATGGTATCCGCAGAGTCTTGTGTTGATTTGCCTAGTTTTTTATGGGAGTCGTCCAGTTTTTTCAGCGTGCTGGAGCTGAGCCCAGTGGTTGATTTGGCTAACTCATCCAAGGCTTCCTTGAGCACATTTGTAGATTCAACTAAGTCATTATTGTCAGCCATATTTTGTGCCGATAAGTATTAAATTACTCTTATATTTATGGTGAGGACACATGCCAGAAACTAACAACCCATTACGCAAGTTCTTTAGACAACCTGCCATTTACATCAAGCTACCATCAGATGGTAAATTCTATCCTAATGGAACACTGGAAATGCCTGCCAACAACGAACTGCCAGTGTACCCCATGACTGCCATAGACGAAATCACCTATCGCACCAGCGATGCATTATTCAATGGAGCAGCAGTTGTTAACGTAATTTCCAGTTGTGTGCCTGCTATCAAAGATGGTTGGCAGGTGCCCCAAATCGATCTTGATGCACTATTGGTAGCTATCAGAATTGCCAGTTACGGTCATGAAATGCAATTTGAAAGCACATGCCCTAAGTGTGAAAACGAAAATAAGTTTGGACTGGATTTGCGCAAAATTTTGGACAATATCAAGAGTCCAGACTACACCAGTACAGTGACCTTAGGTGACATTGAAATATATTTTAAACCACTGAGTTACAAGGATCTAAATGCCAACTCCATGGATCAATTCAATGATCAAAAGGCTCTAGAAATGTTGCCCAAGGCCGACATACCTGAGCAAGAAAAAATACAGCAACTGAGTAAGGCCTTTGCCCATTTAACCCAAATAACCATGAAAGCTTTGGGCAATTGTATATCCATGATAAAGGCACAAGGTGAGATTGTAATTGAACCCAAATTTATCGAAGAATTCATCCTTAATTCTGACAAAGAAACTTATGACAGTATCAGAAACCACATTGAAAAAATCCGTGAAGTTTCTGCACTCAAGCCACTGCCTATAACTTGTCAAAAATGTTCGCATGCATATGAAACACCATTTACATTGGATGTATCAAATTTTTTCGTTGGCGCCTCCTGACCTTGAGTCCTGAGCGTATTACCAAGATAGTCGAATCACACGACAACGACATTAAAGCAATAAAACAAGAATTACTTAGACTATGTTGGCACATGCGAGGAGGCTTAACTTACGAAGAAGCACTGAATCTCAGTTCATTTGAACGTGAAATTATTGGCATATTGATCAAAGAAAACATGGAAACTACCAAGAAAACAGGGTTACCATACTTTTGACATGCAACTGGATCAGGTAAAACAAGACATTGCACACTGGATCACAACTTTTGTAGAAGTTCCACATCCAGTACTGGGGGAGTGGCCACCTTGCCCATATGCCCGCCAAGCCAGGCTCAATGATGAATATGAAGTCAGAATTGGAACCAATCTATTGTTGGACTTGGCAGAGATTGCCCAGATAGGATTGGGCAACAAAAAAGTCATTGTCATTGTGTATGATCCCAGCCACTGTGCTTACCAACAGTTTCACGCTGATTTAGAACATGCCAACCAAGAACTGCTGTTGCCACGTGATATTATTGCTTTAGAAGATCATCCTGATGATGTGGAAAACGTCAATGGTGTGATCATGAACCAAGGCAAATATGCCATGGCTCTAGTGCAAAGCCTCAGCGAATTGAATGCCAAGGCCAAAGTTATGGCCGCCCAAGGATTCTATGATTCTTGGCCCCAAGAGTATCTGCAGGCACTGTTTCAACACAGGCAGGATCCACGACTATGACTTATCAATTTGCACGTATTGACTTGAACAAAACAAACTACAAACCAAATGTGAAGTGGGAATACTTGCGGGACCCTGACATACCAAAACTAAATGCAATCTATAGAGACTATTGCAAATACAAACACTTTGCATCTGTGATGCCTATATTTGACAGTAGATATCTAGATCCCATGGCCGATGTCATAGGTTATTATGATCAAA